CGACCACTCCTCGACCTTGGCATTTTCACGCTGCGCGAAACTGTCCGCGATGTGCAGAAGCATGGCATGCGCGACCGGCTCCGGTGCGGTTGCATATCCCAGCGTCGCTGTAGCGGTGATCCGCGAACCCGCCTGGATAGCCGGCCAGGCTTGGCCGTACTTGAGAACGACCGCCGTCTCGAGCTCATCGCCGCGCAGCTCGTACACCGTCGTCGCAAGTGTCTGGGTGGCGCCGTCGGTATCGACATAGGTCACCGCCACCGCCGACACCGGGGCCTCGGGCAGCCGCGCGAAATCCGCAAAGCTGTCGCACTTCAGCGCGATGCCGGTCCGCTGCGCGAACCGCACACCGCAATAGGCTTCGACGAACGACCGTGCGGCGGTGATCAGCCGGGTGATCTCGGTATCGAAACTCGTGTCGCTCGACAGAATGCGGCACTGCGCCTTGGCCTGCGCAGGAGTCACCGGCTCGGTGCCGGGCGCTGCGACTGTCGCCGGGTACCACATTACCGGCCCCGCTTGCCGGCAGGCTTGCGCGCGCCGCCAACCTTCCCGTTGCCGTCATGGTCGCCCTTGCCGCCGAACGGTTCGGGCTTGGCCGTGCGGATCTCCGGTGCCGGGGGATTCACGGCGGTCTCATAGGCAACCTGGTCGCACGGGACAGCGATCCCCGCCGCGATGAGACGGATTGCCTCGGCGTCGTCGAAGCGCTCCGTCTCGTGGTCGCGGTCGAAAAAGTAGTCGGGGCCGGACAGGGCCATGCTGAACCTGATCCTCATACGACCACCAGGATGAACGTGCCCGTCTTGGCGTTGCCGCCCTGGGCGATAGAGAACTTCACACGGTCATTGGCCGCGTGCATTGGCAACTCGATGAGCGTCGACGCAACGCCCGTGCCGCCCAGATTGCCCTTCTGCACCGGGTAGACCGTCTTCGACGCATTCACGTCGGCTTCGGTCCACAGGCTCTCGCCCGTCGCCTCGAGCGTGATGGTGAAATCGACGCCCGCGGCGAAGTCGATCTTGGAGTAGACGACTGCGGCAATGCGACCTGTCAGGTATTCCGAGTAGGCCGTCGCATTGCCGCTCGCGTCCGTGGTGACCGCGACGGTCTTTCTTTCGGCGTACATCGCGGACTCCTTACTGACCGGTGATCTCGACGACAAACTCGCCGCGCGGCGAGCCGCCGGAGCCGCCGCCGGTGACGACGAAGCTGATCTTGTCGCCGATCGCGACCGTGTTCGCGGCCGTCGGCGTCGCGGTGGCCTGGTTGCCCGCCGCAGAGGCCGCCGTCGGGATGGTGACCACGCCGTTGGTGACTGCGACGCCGTTGATCGAGAACGTCGCCGTCACGTCGGCGGTCGACACGGCGCCGTCGATGATCGACTTGATCGAGGTGATCTTTCCGGCGTGGAGCGCCGTCATGTAGTAAGTCGCCTCGGCCGACAGGTCCGCGACCTGCTTCTTCTGGTAGCGCTTGGTGTCCAGAAGCTCCGAGCCATCGGAGGAGGCGATCTTGCCGCCCGCTTCGATGGTGATCTTGCCGCCGCTGGCGACAACGAGCTCGTCGCCGCCCTGCTTGCGATAGACGAGGGGCTGGTAAGTGGCGTCAGCCATGATTGGTCATCCTTTGCTGCGAGGCCGATGGCCTCTAGCGCTCATGCGCTTCGGATTGGGGGAATGGGTGGGGCGGACCAGAGCCCGCCCCGTCAGGACCTAGGCCTGGATGAGGTGCTTGACGGCGGCGGTGTCGCCCAGCTTGCCGTCGAGGCGGATCAGCCCGAGCAGGCCGATGTCGGGCGCGAACCGCTCGCGAGCGACGAACATCACGATGCCGCCGACCTTGCGGACGAAGTACTTGCCGAAGTCGCCGAACAGCATCGTCTTGTTGCCGGTGGCCGGCGAGGCCATCGCCTGGTTGATGCTGTAGGCGCGTCCCAGAAGTGCCGGGGAGACGCCCTTGGAGAGGTCGCCGCCGTTCCAGAGGTACTGGCCGTTGCCGTCCTTGAGCTTGCGCAGCGACTTCAGCGTGGTGTCATTGAACATGAACCGCGCCTTGGGCGACTGGCGATAGGCCGGGTCGACCGAGTGCTCGAGGTCGATCACTTCGTCGGAGGTGATCGCCCCCTGGGCCGCAGCGGTCTTGCCCAGCGTGGAGCCGATGACGACGCCGCTCGGATCGCCGGTGCCGTCGCCCGTGGTCAGTTCCACATTGGCTCGGCGGCCGAGGCGTTCGCCGAGCAGATCGCCGAGCAGCACCTCGAAATTGAAGATCGAGTCGGCCGCCAGTTCCCAGCTGAACTTCACCCACTTGGTGTCGTAGGCATAGGCGTTGAGGGTCTTCTTGCCGAAGGTGGCATCGGCGCTGCCGTCGTCGGTGGCCTGCGTGCCTTCGGTATGCTGGGCCACCGCGGTGGTGGTGTCGTCGATCGTCGGGATATCGATCGGGTTGCCGGCCGAGGTGTTGAGGACGGTGCAGATGTCCTCGTTATACATCGGGCCCCAGGCCTTCATCGAGCGGATCAGCTGGTTGCTGAGCTCGGTGGGGACGGTGTAGCCGCCGGCGGTCGAGCTCGTGGTCTGGACGCGGACTTCCTTGTCGGCGCCGCCCGCCAGAGCCGCCCGCTCCTCATCCGACATGCGCGTCAGGTCGCCGCCGACCTGCACCCAGCGGTGGAAGGCGTGACGGTAGTCGACCTTGCCGTCCTCGCCGCGGGCTTCGGTGTCGCCAGGGTTCGGCCGCATCCTGGCCCGCTGCTCCTCCTCGCGCTTCTCGGCCGCTTCCATGTGCTCTTCGCGCGTGATCTGCGCGTCGAGCTTGTCGAGGTCGGCCATGAACTTGTCGTGGCGATCCTCGAGCTCCTTGGCGCGGGCCTCGTCGGTGTTCTTCTTGATCTCGTCCAGAGCCTCGCGGGCCTGGCTGACGAGACGGCCCCGCTTCTCCTGCAGTTCGGTCTTGCTCATCAAAATCTCCTGTCGCATGAGCATGAAAAAGCCCGCTCGAAAGCGGGCGGTTAGGGCAGGAAGCGGGACGCTTGCCTTGCCACCTCCGGCAGAGAGCCGGGACTCGTTATCGGATGCCGCGGACGGCCTGCTCCATGCGGGCCTTGCGTTCCGAAATTCGCTGATGCGCCGGGTGCACCGGCCGCGCCTTGCGCGCCTCCTCGAGGCTGCGCAGCGCAACGGATGTATCTCCATAGGCAGGGTCGCCCACGACGCTGATCTCGAACAGCTGCGCCTCGATCACGCTGCGCAGCGGCACGTCGCCGGTTTCGTCCCACTCCTGCTTCGTGACCATGAAGCCGAAGGACATGCCCTTGAGGTCACCGCGCTGGATCGAGACTGCAACATCGCGCCCCGCCTGCGTGTCGGGCAGGTCAACCTCGAACACAAGCGCATTGGCGCTGTCCTGCAGGCGCAGCGTTTTCGCGCTGGTGCGACCGAGGATGATGTTGCTGTCGTGGCCCATCAGCGCGCGGACATCGCCTTGCAGCGACTTGCCGAAGGCGCCGGGCATGATCTTTTCGCGGAACCAGTCGCCGATATTGGTTTCGCGATTGTAGACGATGGCGGCGCCGCCGATAGTCTGGCCGGAATCGCCGGCCCTCAGCTCAAGCGGCTGGCTGAGCGTCCGAAGTTCCAGGGTCATTGGCCCCTCCGTTCTGGGTGTCTGGCGGCACGGGAAGCGTCGGCTGCGTCCCTAGCGGCACCGTGGCGCCCTGGATCAGCAGCTCGTCGCCATTTTCATGGGCGGCCCGGTTCTCCAGCGCGCGCCCTTCGTTCGGCGTCATCTGCGCCGTCTGGATGGCCCTGGCGATGCCTTCGATGCGCGACTTGAAATCGCCACGCATCAGCCCGTCGAGATTGTGCTCGACATAGCGGTTGTTGTTCAGCCGGCCGAAGAGCTTGAGGTTCATTTCGCCTTCGAGCGCCTGAGCCCACTGAGCGACCAGGTGCTTGACCAGATGGAGGTCCTGCTGCTCGACATTGGCGAAGGTGCCGCGCGACAGGTCCATCAGGAACACCGGCGGCAGTTGGAAGGCGCGGGCGATCTCCTGGATCTGGAACAGACGCGCTTCCGTCATCTGGCCTTTGGCCGGATCGAGGCCGACCGGAGCGAGCGTATAGCCGGCGGGGATAGGGAACACCGGCTCGCCCTTGCTCTTGGCCGCGTCGATCACGCGCCGAATATCGTTCTGCGCCCGCTTCACAGCATCGGCGCCCGCCGGTAGCGGACCAGTCAACGCGAGCGGAGGCACGCCGCCGCCAGCAAAGAACCCGCTCGCATAGTCGTTCATCGCAAGCGCGAGCTGGATGGCCTTCGACGCCAGAGAGATCGGCCCGTAGTGGCTCGTCATGTCCGCTCGTAGCATGAACGGCACATCGATCACGTCCTCGGCCGGGTACTCCTTTCCTTCATAGTCGTAGAACAGCTGCATCTTGCGACGCTTGATGACGGTGCGGGTGGCATCGAACGGCCACAGAGCCTCGACATTGTTGCCCGCCCATTCGATCCACATCAGCCCGCGGCCGACGGTGAAGACCTGCTGCCAGAAATACTGGCCACACTTGAACCGATCCATATAGGGGTTCGGGTTCTCGTGGATGACCTTCTCCGGCTTGCCGGTCAGCTTCTCGGGGCCTCCGTCCGTTCGGCGATAGGCGTGCAGCGGCAGCGCGGCGAGCGTCCTCGGAAGGAACGCCACTGCCGCCAGGACGGCGGGCACCTGCAACGCGCTGTCGACCGTCACCGCCGGCATATTGCCGACGTTGAGGCCAAAGAACTGCGCAAACTGCACCGTGTCGCTGATCGCGACCCTCGGGTCTTCGACCGAGGCGCGTGTCTCTCGCCGAATGTCGAAACCGAACAGTCTCATGCGCCCACCAATGAATATTCCTCGTCGTCCCAAGGGGACTTGGCGGGGGCTGCTTCGCCCTCGATCCATCCGCGCAGCACCATGATGTGCGCAACCGGCCCGTCGATCTTGTTCTCGTTGCGCTCTTTGCGCGGGTAGACCTGGTCCTTGTGGTTCTCTTTGGTCACCACGTTGCCCAGCATCCAGGCGAAGATTTCGTCGCCGTCGTGCGCGATGGTCCGCTCGCGGATCATCGCCTCCATTTCCTTCATCGGCTCCGAGAAGTTCTTCATCGTCGCCGTGACTTCGACGCAGGTGATGCCCTCGCCCTGCAGCTCGGCCACCATCATGCGGGCTTGCTCGGGATCGTAGTCGACCTCCTCGAGCTGGAAGTCGTCGCGCAAGCCAAGAATGTCGTCGCGGATGACCGTGTAGTCGATCATCTCGCCGTCGGTCTGCGTCAGCAGGCCCCTCGCCTGCCATGCCTGATAGTGCTCGTTCTCTCCTGCTTCGACCGTCGCCTCGGGCAGGTAGTACCGGCCGAAGCGAACATATCGATACCCTGCCGCCCGCAGTTCCTTCGCCCTGGCGCAGTCGCATCGATCGAGGCGGAAGCTCAATTCGAGCGCCGCGATGTCGACTTTGGATGCGAGGTCCATGCCGATGCGCACCGGCTGGCCTTTGAAGTCCTCGAGCTTGAGGCCTTTAACTTCGGCGTCCTGCCAACGCTGGACATTGAAATAAGCCGTCTTGGCGTTGACCCACTCGTTCAGGTGCTTCGTCTTGAAGCGGCTGACGTGGCGGGCGTTGTTGATCGCCTGGCGCTGTTGCGCGAGCAGGAATTCCCGGCTGACAGACACCCCAATATTTGGGTTGGCCTTTTCCAACGCCGCCGGCGTGGTCCAGTCATCGCCCTTCTGATCGAGGCCATACATGAGCGCGAACAGCGCATCGTCCTCGATGATGCCGTCAAGCATCCGTCGGGCGTCGAGCACCATCGAATAGCAGGGCCCCGAAATGTCCGACCCTGCCGTCGTGATAACCAGCGCCAGCGGCTGATCGCGGGCGCCCATGCCCGTCTCCATCGTCGCCATGAGATCGTCGGTGTCGTGCTCGTGGTACTCGTCCACGATCGCCAGGCTCGGGCTCGCGCCGTCGCCGGGCTTGCCGATCACCGGCTCGAACCGGCTTTCGTTGCTCAGCACGAACACGCTCTTGGCGTTCACCTGCACACCGAAGTGCTCGCGGAATTCCGGCGTCCTCTGCGCCATGATCTTCGCCGGCCGGAACACTTCCCAGGCCTGCTTTTCCGTCGTGGCGCCGGAGTAGACCTCCGCGCCGTTCTCGCCATCGGCGGCCAGCATGTAGAGGCCGATCGCGGCCGCCCATGCCGACTTGCCGTTCTTGCGTGGCACCAGCAGCAGTGCCCGGCGGAATCGGCGAAAGCCGTCGAGCTTTTTCTTCCACCCGAAGATGCAGATCGTGAGGAAGACCTGCCACGGGCTCATCACCAGCCGCTCGCCACGCGCCGCCCAGGCGCCCTTGGTGTGCGGCATCAATTCGATAAAGCGGCAGACTTTCTCCGCGGCCGCGGGATCGAAACGGTAGTCGAAGTCGCGAGACTTCTGCCGAACCAGATCGTCAAGGTGGCGCTGGCAGGCCAGCTTCACCCACTTGTTCGCCGGGATCTTGCCGGCGACGATTTGCTTGGCGTACCGAGTGCCGATCTCGACGTGAGGGTGTTTCTTAGCCGAGCTCGGAGAACGGGTTGGCGGCATGTTTCTTTCCCCCGCCGACCTTGGACTTCGCCGCGGGGCCCAGCCCCAGCTCCGATCGCAAGGCCTGCGCGCGCTTCATGGCGTCGCTGCGCATCGCCACTTCGGGGCGCGGCCGGTACATCGTGTCTCCGGTCATGGTGGTGGTGGTGTAGGTCCGACCGACATCCTCGATGACGGCGGTGGTGATCTCGACTTCTTCGAGGCAGGACGAATAGTCAGCGATGACGTTCACCCACTCGACGCTGAGCGTCCCCATGCCCGACATCAGGCCGCAGGTTTCCTCGAAAATCTCCGCCGCACGCTTCGACAACCAAGTCGGCGCCACCGGCCAGCCACCGGCAACTTCCGGCTCGTTCTCGTTCTCGCGATGCTTGCGAAATGTGCCACCGACAACCTTGAGATGCGTCGGCTTTCGCGGCCGGCCACCAGGCATCGGTTACCCCCAAGTTTGGGTTTCAGTTTTGGCCAAATCAGTTTTTCCC